GTCGGCCAGATGCTGCGCAAGCGCAACGCCGACCGCATCCGCCAGAACGTTCAGCCCGACGGCTCGGCGATGGAACCGCGCAAACCTAGAAATCGAAAGGGGGGCAACAAGGCATCGGCGCGACGCGGCAAGATGTTCCGCAAGATCAGCTTGGCCAAGAACATGCGGATCAGGGCGAATGCCGACCGCGTCGAAATCACGTTCAGCCCATTGGTCGCCGGCGCCGCCGCAGTTCACCACTTCGGCCTGATCGACAAGGTCGAACACGCTGCCGGCGCACCGAAGTATCGCTACCCGGCGCGCCGCCTGCTCGGCCTGCCCAAAGGCGACCGCGACATGATCATGGAAACGGTCATGGAAGTCCTCAACGACTTCTAGCCGATCAGGGCGGCGCGCACAGCCAGACCGTGCTCGTTCAGGCGCGCTACAATCCCCCAGGTTCCGCCCCCGTCAGCGGGTTCCTCGCTAAACAGGCCCATCGCGTGAAGGCCCGCCATGATCTCGGCGCCGCAATTGCCGACATAGGTTCCCGCCCATTTGCACACCATGGCGCCGCGCAGCGCCGTTGCCTGATCTTCGTCGAGGCTGGCGGCGATCGCGGCCGGATCGGCGGTCATTGCGCCGCTCTCGCATATTCGGTGAACCAGTCACCCAGGCGCTGCAGCTTCCCGTTCGCCGCGTCCAGCGCGTCGGCCAGCCCGGCCATAAGATCCGCGCTCTCCCGATCCGACAGGCACGGCATCAGGGCGCCGGTTTCGGCATCGTCGCAAACTGCCTCGCCTGCCGGCACCACCGGCCAGGCGACCGGCGCGGTCCATTCAGGGGGCGGCGTTCCGACTTGCGGCCGCACGTCGCCGCAGGCTGTCAGCAGCGGCACGGACAGCAGGGCCAGCAGGCCGGCGAACGTCTTCGGGATGCTCCTGTTCAGCATGGTCAATCGCCTCCTTGGTTTCGGCGCTATCGGCCTGTCTCTCCACTTCGCGCACGGCATCGGCGGCGATCGCCGCGCGGTCGGCCCGCGTCGTCGCCTGCGCGCTCGCCGCTGCGGCCTTCGCGTCGTGCGCCTTGACGACCTGTCGATCGTGAAGCTTCAGCCAGGCGACGATCGCGACGATCCCGGCTGCGATGATCAGCGCCAGTCGTGCGCCGCGCGAAAGCCCGGTGACCGCGTCCAGTATCCGGCCGATCATGCCGCGATGCCTTTCACGTATTCGGTCCGCAGCTGCGCAAACGTCGACCCCCGCACCCGGCGCGCGGTCAGCACTTCGCGCCGGCATGGCGGCCGATAACTGACATGGACCCAGCCTGACGAAGGCTGGCCTGGCGTGTAGAACTCCAGGATCAGCTGGTCGAAGACCAGGTTCGCCGCAATCCAGCGCGCGACGTCGACATTCGACACACCGGGAATTTCCAGATCGGCCGCTTCGCCCTTGCAATGCTGACTGGTTGGCGACCCGCCGATCGCGCGGTTCACCGCCGGCGCGCGAAAGCCCGAGCTGATCACGATCGGCCGCCCATAGTGCACCCGCAGCGGTTCCAGGACATTGTTGCAAAGGGCGGTCAGGTTCGCGATCGCCCCGGCCGGCGGCGTGTTGTCCAGGCGCAGGCGCGCGGCCGTTTGCGAACCGGTGAATTCCGACAGGCGAAAATGGGGCGACAGCTGGCTCACAGCGCCACCTGCAGCATCGCCGTGCCCATCCCGATCAGCGCGCCGCCGGCGGCATAGCCGCACAGATCGCGCCACGATCCGGCCGCCGCCTTCACCGCCGCGATCGTCACCGTCGAACCCCGTTCCTTTACTTCGGCCAGCATCCCGGCCGACAGCCCGGCCCAGATCCCAGCCAGAGCCATCGGCACGAACCCGGCGTTCACTGCCACGCCCACGACGATCGGCAGGATCGTGATAACGGCAACAGCCGCATGGGCGGCCTGATCGCGCAGTTCTTTCCGGTTCATCGCGCCTCGCTCCAACATAAAATGTTGATGCGATCTTGCCCAGCGTAGCCGCGCAGCGATACGGCGCGGCGTTGTCACTCATCTCGTTAGAACGTGCCGATCATGGGCTGGCGACGCGGTGTGTCGGTCATTTCCATTTCGGCCGCGACAAGGCTCGATTTGAAAAGCATGAGCCGTTCCGGTCCTGTCTCGGCCGAGACGAGACTGGATTTGAAAAGCATCAATCCTTCGGCGGCCTTCTCTGCCGCAACCAGCGACGCCTTGAAGATCTGGATCGCCATGTTAAGGCCTCGCTTCCCAGCCCCATTGCAGTGTCGCCGCGTTGATTTCGGCTGCAGTCCACGCGGCCCCGGTCGCCGGGTTCAGGGCCCAGAATTCTTTCAGGTAAGTGTTCGTCAGACCAACGGCCTGATCGGCTCCATAGTAGTAGGTGCCGCCGATCTTCAGGAATGCTCGCACGTTCAGCGGACCCGCCTCGCCCGTTCGCAGGAATGCACCGACGACGGTCAGGCCCAGCGGCGTCAGGGTGATGGGCCGCGCGGCGGACGTGAAACCCGACTTCTGTCCCGCAGTGTCGAAGGCGATATAATCCGCCGTTCCGACGGTGTTTTCGTCGACGGCGGTATAGTTGCCCGTGCCGCCGGCGTCGTCTCCCTGGGCAGTTGGCGGCAGATGATAGACGCGCGAATTATAGCAACTCTCGGAATGGATCAGCACCTCGCTGACCGAGCCGACCTGCTGGCCGCCACTGGGGTTCGCGAACCTGCAGATCGGCGCCATTCCGCTCGTGTTGATGCCGCTGACCCCGCCGACGGAAACGCCGTTGACGAAGATCGTGACATACCCGTCGCTCGCATGAATCTTCCAATTCACGACTACAGCAACGTCGTCGGTCCAGGCGGCATAGAAATCCGCGGCCGTTTGCCAGGCCGCGCCATTCCACCATTCCAGCTTCATCCAGTCAGTGCCCGTCGCACTGTTTGTGATGCGCAACTGGTCGACGTTTGAGGCATCCCGCCAGGCATAATAGGTCCCGGCATAACGCCCCATGGGATAGGTCCCGCCGTTATTACCAGTCAGAAACCGGCAGCTGCCTTTGGAGACCGGATCGAAGAACGGCGTATAGCCCAGCGTGACACCGCCCCGGTTCGGCGCGACCCATGCGCCCGTATCGGTGGTGCCGCCACCGATGATCGCGTCGGGTTCCCCGCCCATAAAATATGTCGGCATCGTCCTGTTTCCTTAAGCTGCGGCGGTGCCGCCGATGACGTCCCATTCGTCGGCGCCGACTTTCTTGATCTGCACGGTCGCACCTTCTTCGGCGAAATTCAGCGAGCCGCCGGCGCCGCCCGGCGGGTTCAGGGTCACGCCGGCACTGGCCGCAAGGCTCACCAGTCCCGCGGTAGCGGCGCGGAACGTAACGACCGTGTTGATCGCGAAGGCGACGTCGGAATTCGGGGGCACCGTGATCACGCACCCGCCGGCATTGGTCGCCCGCTTGTATTTGGTCGCACCGTCGGCAAGCACCAGCGTATAGGTTGGATCGGCGATGGGCTCGGTCGCGGCAATCCCGGCTGCCGCCAGCGTCGCCGCGAGGCCCGTAACGTCTGCGATCGCATGGCCGTGCGCCGCATCGGCCTTGTCGCCCAGGGCATCCTGCAGGCCGGCAACATCGGCGATCGCGTGGTCGTGCTGGATCCCGACGATGTCGCTCGCTGTCGCCTTGCGCGAATTGGCCCCCTGGTCGACGACCAGCAGTTCGGAGCCGTCAAGGGCCGCCGCGTCCGGCAGCTGGTCGATACGTTTGTCAGTCATGGGCGCCTGTTCCGCGTGGTGAAGGTCTGGCGCCAGACTGGCCGACCCGGACGCCGGATCGAAGCGGTGCCCGTTGTCAGGCGCGGCGATACAACGCGCGCGGATTGAATAGATGCCTGCGCCCGTGATCATCCGGCGCATGGCAGTCTCAAGCGACAGTTTCACCGGCGTCGATCTTTCGCGGATCCCCGCGCCCGGCATCATCGAAAGCCTGGATTTCGAAACGATCCTCGCCGCGGCGCTCGCGCAGCTGCAGGTCTATTTCCCGGCCTTCGACGCCACGGTCGAAAGCGACCCCATCGTCAAGGTCGTCCAGCTGTTCGCCTATCGCGAACTGATCCTGCGCCAGCGGGTGAACGATGCCGCGCGCGCGATCATGCCAGCTTTCGCTGTTGGCGCGGACCTCGACAATATCGGCGCCACTTTCGGCGTCGAACGCTTCATCCTCGACGAAGGCGATCCTGATCAGGGCATCGCGCCGACTTACGAAAGCGACACCGACTTTCGCCGCCGCATGGTTCTCGGACCCGAAGGCTATTCGGTCGCCGGTCCCGCCGGCGCCTATATCTTCCACGCCCTGTCGGCCGATGGCGATGTCCGCGACGCCTCGGTCGAAAGCCCGAACCCCGGCGAAGTCGTGATCACGATCCTGTCGCGTACCGGCGACGGCACCGCCAGCCCCGAACTGCTGGCCACCGTCGACGAACGCCTGAACGCCGACACGATCCGGCCGCTGACCGATCTGGTCACGGTCCAGTCGGCGACGATCGTTCCTTTCGCGATCGAAGCGGACCTGATCTTCCTCAACGGCCCGGATCAGGCGCTGGTCCTCGCGCAGGCCCAGGCACAGCTGGACGATTTTCTGGCCGCGACGCTGCGCCTGGGGCGCGACGTCAGCCGATCGGGCATCATCGCCGCGCTGTTCGCCGAAGGCGTCCAGAACGTGATCCTCGCTGAACCGGCCGCTGACATCGTCATCACCCGCGCCGAATGCGCGGCCGTGACCGCGATCACCCTGACCGACGCCGGGTTCAACGAATGACCCGGTTGCTGCCGCCGAATTCGACGTCGCTGGAAAAGGCGCTCGAAATGCTGATCGGCGCGCGGGTCGGGGCGATCGACACGCCGCTGCGCGATCTCTGGTCGCCGGCCGATTGCCCGGAAGAATTGTTGCCCTGGCTGGCCTGGGCGCTGTCGATCGACAGCTGGGACGCCAGCTGGCCGATCCACATCCGCCGCGCGCGGATCGCCGCCGCGATCGCGGTTCAACGGCGCAAGGGCACGACCCGTTCGATCCAGGACGTCGTCGCCTCTTTCGGCGGCCAGGTCGTCCTGCGCGAATGGTTCGAACTCGATCCCCCCGGCGATCCCCACACCTTCAGCCTGACCGTGTCGGTGACCGGCGTCGGCGGCGCCGCGCCGACCGCGACCTTCATCGACCAGGTGATCGCCGAAGTCTGGCGAACGAAGCCCGTCCGCTCGCACTTCGATTTCACCATCGCGATCGACGCGGTCGGCGGCATCGGCATCGTCGCGGCCGCAAGGCCCGCCATATTCGCGCGCCTGTTGCTCTCGGCCGGCGCTGCACCGCCCAGCGCACTCCTTCTGGCGGGAGACCAGCAAGCGGACGGCGAAGACGCGCTGCAGCTGGCCGGCGATCAGCAGACCGGCACCGATCGCCTGCGCCTTTCGATCTACTCCTGACCCCAATCTCGACCGGGAACCGCAACGATGCCCTTCACGATCACAGTCACCGACGCCGGCCGCGCCGCCCTGATCAATGCCGAACACACCGGCACCGCCCCGGTCGCGATCACCGAAATCGGCATCAGCGAAACTGCCGTCGTGCCCGATCCTACCGCCGTCGCCCTGCCCGATGAAGTAAAGCGGATCGCCACCATTTCCGGCGAAGTCGTCGCGCCCGATACGATCCACGTAACGATGTTCGACGATGGCGGCGACGACTACGAAATGCGCGCCTTCGGCGTGTACCTTGCCGATGGCACTCTCTTCGCGATCTATGGGCAGGCCGACCCGATCATCGTGAAAACTGCCGCCTCGATCGCCTCGCTGGCGGTCGACGTCCAGTTCGTCGACGTCGACGCAGCCTCGGTCACGTTCGGCGACACGACGTTCCTGATGCCGCCGGCGACCACCGAACGGCAGGGCGTCGTCGAACTGGCCACCACGGCTGAAGCGATCGCGGGCGTCGACGCGCTGCGCACCCTC